AAGGAGAGCTAGTTAAAGGAGAACCAGTTGAGTTCCAAGTATCCTCTCAGTTGTCTTCAACAAACAGGGGTACTGGTGGGTTTGGTTCTACTGGTAAATAAGGAGAGGTATATGGGTAAGGAATATGAAGTCTACTTAGCAGGTAGAATAGCTAACCTCAGCTATGATGAGGCGATGGCTGACCGTGATGTTCTGATACAGAAGTTAAATCAGGTTGGCATCAAGTGTCGGACTCCAATGCGGGGTAAACAGCACTTACAAAATACAAAGATAGACGCTAACGCATTCAAAGGTGGATTAACAATCAATGAGGTAATCCAGAGAGATATTAGTGATGTTGAAAAAGTTGACGCAGTGGTTGTTCTAACTGGTGATGATGCTAGTTGGGGTACTGCTGGTGAGTTTTATTATGCAACGTGGATTTCTAAGACACCAACTTTGGTGATAGCTAAGAATTACGTTGGTGGATGGTTGGAAAGATATGCTACCAGAATTGTACCAGATTTTGAGAGTGCTGTTGAGGTTCTAAAACATTGGAAGAAATACTGGAATGGTGATGGAGTTTTTGATACGAGGTAGAAATGAGAGTAATTAAAAGAGACGGAAGAATTGTAAAATATAATCCAGACAAGATAGTTCTTGCCGTTACTAAAGCTATGAAGTCCATAGGTAAGGTGGATGAGTCCATCGCCAAGAGCGTTGCTGACACTGTGACAAATAGCCTGAACGGTAACAAAGAGATTTCGGTTGAAGAGATACAAGATAAGGTGGAGAATGCGTTAATCAAGTTTGGTGATGCCAAGCTTGCTAAGACGTATATACTTTATAGAGCGCAAAGAGCGCAAGTTCGTGGTTTTAGAGAGGCTATCGGTCTTGAAGGTGATGAGTTAAAGTTAGGGGTTAATGCTCTGGCTTTACTAGATAAGAGATACTTAAAGAGTTTTGACGGAAAGAAAGAAACACCGTCTATGATGTTCAGGAGAGTTGCTAGGCACGTTGCTTCTGTGGAGAAGAGTTATGGTTCTAATCCAGAGTATTGGAGTAAAGTGTTTTATAATCTTATGGCTAATCAGATGTTTCTTCCCAATACACCCTGTTTGGCTAATGCTGGCAATAAAGACCTGAACTATTTATTTGCCTGTTATGCTTTTGAGGTCGGTGATTCGATGGAAGACATATTACAGACCGCAAAAGATTGTGGTATGGTTCAGAAAACTGGTGGTGGTGTTGGTCTTAATATGTCAAAACTAAGACCTTCTGGTGATAAAGTTAAGTCAACTGAGGGTGTTGCCAGTGGTCCTATTGATTTTATGAGAATATATGATACCATTAGTGATGTAATTAAACAGGGCGGTATAAGACGTGGTGGCAATTTAGGATTACTGCTTGTTAATCATCCAGATATTATTGAGTTCGTAAAATGTAAGAACGATGAAACAAGGCTTAATAATTTCAACATATCAGTAGCTATTACAGATGATTTTATGCGTTGTGTCGAAACTGGTGAAGATTTCCCATTAATTAACCCTAAAGACGGCAGTGTAGCTACTAAAGTAAACCCAAGACACCTGTTCCGCTTTATTGCCGAGTCTGCGTGGCGTAACGGAGAACCTGGGTTTGTTTTTTGGGATAAAATAGAGCGAGATAACCCAACACCAAAGCAAGGACATTTGATAAAGAATCTGTGCGGCGAGCAGGATTTGTTACCGTATGAGGCTTGTTGTTTAGGTTCAATAAACCTTGACAAATTCGTTGAGGATGGACAAATTGTTTATAACTCTCTGAGGAAAGTGGTTCATCATTCTGTTAGATTCCTAGATGACGTTATTGATGCTTCAAATTATCCTCTGGAAAAAATAAGTGAGAGAGTTCACGGTAACAGAAAAATTGGTCTAGGTGTTATGGGATTTGCTAATATGCTGTTTATGTTAGGTGTACCCTATGATTCAGAAGAAGCTGAAACCATTGCATCTGATGTTATGAATTTCATAAGTAGTGAGGCTAAGAAAGCTTCTGCTAGGTTGGCTGAGGATAGAGGTGACTTCCTGACTATAGAAGAGTCTGTAGTAAAGTCTCCTAGAAGAAATGCTACACTAACAACAATAGCTCCCACTGGCAGTATTAGTATTATTGCTGAAACATCTAGTGGTATTGAACCCATATTTGCTATTGTGTACCAGAAAACTAACATTCTTGAGAACAACACATTCTTTGAGGTTAACCCTATATTTGAAGATGTTGCTAAACGTGAAGGTTGGTATTCAACCGCTTTAATAACAAAAATTATCAAGAATGGTGGTACTGTAAATGGGTTACCAGAAGTTCCTGAGAAGTGGCAGAAGATTTTCAGAACTGCTTTAGAGATAAGTCCAGAATGGCACATACGTATGCAAGCGGCGTTCCAGAACAATGTTGACAATGCTATATCAAAGACGATAAATATGTCTAATGGTGCTACTGTTGAAGATGTTGAACAGGCAATCCTGCTTGGGTATAAACTAAACTTAAAAGGCTTGACTGTGTTTAGAAATCAAAGCAGGTCTAAGCAAGTTCTAGAGACTCTGTGTGTTGAGTGCGAAGAGGGTGTATGTCCTATCGTACCACCAGAAGAGTCTAAATAACTGAGGTTGATGGGTGGAGGGTCTTATGTTGAAAAGTAACTTACTAACGGCAAATAAGCCCAAAACCATAGATTATATGAAACATTTATGTGCTATCTGTTGTCGTCCCCTACATACGGAAAACCCGAAAGTGTTCTTCTGTAGCAGATGCTATCACGATTGGGAAAAGGAGATAAGGGCTAAGGTAGGTTGGGTGAGGTTTCTTATAAACGATGAGAAGAAGAGACGAAGATGGGACACATATATGGACAACGGTAAGTCTGTATCTGTCCAGTTGGTCTATTTAGGTAGCGAGTTTGATGTTGATAATACTGGCAAGTTGATTCGTAGGGAAAGTAGAAATGGGTAGGAAGAAGAAGGGTTCTGCACTACAAGAGAAGATAGATAAATATTTAGAGACTTACGAGCTTGATGACTTAAACCAAGCTAACGATATGGCGGCTCTTTCTCAGATGTGCCAAATTGAGCTTAATATGGAGCGTATTCAGGAAGCTCTCGATAATCTAGAATATGGTAGTAAGAAGGGTAGTGAAGTTGATTCAAAGAGAATACGTGAATTACACAGTGCTCTTCGTGACGCTAACCAGAACTGGGTTACACTCCAGACCGAACTCGGTATAAACAGAAGGAAGAGGCAGAGTGAAGAGGACGAGACACCTCTTAAATACATAGAACGCATACAAGGTCAAGCAAAGAAGTTCTTGGATGTAAGACTACAAAAGGTAGTCTGTCCTAAATGTGGTCAGCTTTTAGGTAAGTTTATGTTCTATGTCACCGATAAGGGTGAGCGTGGTTCTTTGGAAAGTGAGAAAACACCAGTAGAAGAGTATAAATATACAATAAGACACGAATGTTGGAAGTGTGGTTCTATGGCAGAAATGTCAAATGAATCTATTGTTTTGGCTGAGAAATGAAAGAAAAAGTAGTTCTAGATGAAGGTGATTTGGCGATTCTTGAAATACTAGATGACCCAGTTCTTTTTGGTGAATTCGTAAGGAGTGCTGAAGAGGAGCTAGATGAGGGAAAGGGTTGGCACTATGATAATTACCAAAGGAAGATGTTAATTGATAGCGGTCATTATGTAAGTATTGCTACTGGTCGTTCTACTGGTAAAACAGCCAGTATGGAGACTAGGATAATATGGAATGCTATATCAAATACTTATAGAAAAGCCAGTGCCAATGAGATTCTTTTAGTTGTTCAGAATAAAGCACAACTAGACCCAGTTTTTCTAAGAATAGTAAGATTTTTTAGAACTCACCCACTGTTAAAATATTTTGTGGATAGGCAGAGTGTTAATATGTCAAACCACGAAATACGGTTATTAAATAACTGCCTTATTCGTTGCAGAATTGTTGGTTCAACCGCAGATAGCAATGTTATCGGTCTCCACGTGCCTTGTATTTATGTTGACGAGGCTCAGGTATTTGGTTATTCAGCTTGGAACTCACTTATGCAGTGTTTGACTACTTGGGACACTGATTTCTTCTTGTGGGTTAGTGGTGTTCCAAACGGTCTTCGTGAAAAGAACGTACTATTTGAATGTGACCAGTTAGATGAAAAGTTCTCTCGTCATAATGTGTCTAGGTTAAAGAGTATAAGATACACAAAAGAACAGCACGACTTTGACTTGAAGCAGTACGGTGGTGAGAACGGTGATGACTATGTACACTTGGTTTTAGGTGAACACGGTTCTCCTGCATTCTCAGTATTCGATAGAAAATTGATGAAGATTGAGGATTATCCAGTGTCTCTGTCAGTGTTGAACAATGTCACTCTTGAGCAGTGTGCTGGTAACTTTAGCGAGGTTCTCAGAGCACCAGATATACCTTATGATATACAGAAGAAGTATGACCTTATTATTGCTGGCATAGACGCTGGTTTCTCCAATGACCCTACAATTATTACTATATTGTGGAGAGATGCGGCAACTCAGATTTGGAGAGAGTTCGCCAGGTTTGAGCTTAGAAGAATCAAGTATCCAGTACAAGCTAAAATAATTGATTGGTTAGACACTATATACGGATTTAATATGGTGGCTATAGACGCTGGTAGCTCTGGTCTTGCTTTGTGTCAAATATTGCAGGATGATGAAGGAGACTTCAAACATAAGGAGTATACCAAGAGACTGACTCCTGTTGACTTCCAAGCCAATGTTATTACTGGGTATGATGATGAAGGTAAGGAACTAAAAGATAGGGTAAGGAAGTTTACCATACAAACGTTACAAAAGTGGACTCAAAACGACCAAATCATAGTGTTTTCTAACCAAGACGATGATGTCATATCTGAACTTGAGAGAGTTGGATTCACTAGGGATATGTTAGGTCAACCTAAATATTTTGTATACTCACCGCAGGGTGGTCAGAAGGGTGAAGACCACATTTTGGCATCTATTTTAACGTGGGTGTATGGTTATTATTATAATTACTACTCACCTGAAAAACCAAAGACAAAGGGTAAGTACAAGGACTTGGCTAAGGGTGGATGGTTGCAGAGGTAAATATGGACGATAAAGAGAAAGTAAGTGGTGAAGTTGCCACTGGAGTTGAGAAAGAACAGTTAAAGCTTGTTAAGGCTTCAGTCAATGTTATAACAGACCCGCAACAGTCGGGGTTGCTGTTTACTGGTGACGTAGATAAGTTAGAAATACCTACTGATTATCATA